TGCATCACGTATACAAGCATGTTTTTAGAGGAGAAGAAACATACCACAACGGTGTATTTCTAGCAACAACTAAACACACAATTGGAAAACGTGAGTTTACGCACAAATATGTTATCACACGTAAAGAACACGAAGAAGTAATATCTAAGCTACGCCCGTATGATATTGTGTTTATCAGTTACAATGAACCTGATGCTGACGATAATTATAACGCATTACTAGAACGCTTTCCAAGAGCAAAGCGTGTTCATGGTGTAAAAGGTATTCACCAAGCGCATATAGCTGCCGCAAAATTATGCGACACTGAAATGGTTTGGATTGTCGATGGTGACGCACATGTTGTAGAAGATTTTGACTTTTCACATGAAGCAAACACTTACGAAGTTGATACAGTGCATGTATGGCAAAGTCAAAACCCTATTAACGATCTAGTATATGGTTATGGCGGTGTTAAGTTGCTGCCAAGACAGTTAACAATTGATGTTGACGTTAACAGTGCAGACATGACTACTAGTATCAGCGATAAGTTTAAGTCAATGCCTAATGTTTCAAACACAACAGCATTTAATACAGACGAATTTAGTACTTGGAAGAGTGCATTCCGTGAATGTGCAAAACTTGCAAGTAAAACTATTAAAGGACAAATTGATGAAGAAACAGAAAAAAGACTGGATACGTGGTGCGATAGAGACCTCGCTAAAGGAAGATATAGCGAGTGGTGCGTTAGTGGCGCTTGCGCTGGTCGTAGGTTTGGTAATGATAATATCGATAATCCAGAGCGTCTAAAACTTATTAACGATTTTGATTGGTTATATGAACAATTTCAACAACATACCTTGGACTGATATCACTGAATTTGGCCAGAAGACTCTCCTAAAGAGCCATCTTTTCACGGTTTCGTGGATCACCACTAGATATTGTAATTATGAGTGCAGTTATTGCTGGCCTCACGCACGATCTAGTACCCCAGATAGCAAACCAACAGAATTGTACTTAAACACAATGGATAGTATCAAGGCACAGGCAAGAGCTAATGGTTTTACAGATTTCCACTTCAGTTTTAGCGGCGGTGAACCTACAGTAAACAAACAGTTCATGCCTCTCATAGAACACTACTGCAATGACGATGCTCCTGAGTATCAAAGCATACATATGACCACAAATCTAAGTCCAGGTAGTAAGTGGTGGACTAAGTACTTAGAAGCAACTAAAACTTTACAGCGTCGAAGTGTAACAGCAAGTTTTCATGACGAGTTTGCCAAAGAGCAAGAGTTTGGTGATAAGTGCTTACAACTTATGAATGGAGGTGTCTTTGTTACAATCAATCAAGTTATGGTTCCTGAAAGGTTTGAAGAGCTTTACGAACGTTTGGAACGATTTGCCGCCAGAGGTATTAACGTCACTCTTAAGCCCCAGTCCGATCCTAGTGCCTCCTATGTGGTACATGGATACACTGATGAACAAGTTAGAATCCTCAGAGAAGGATTCCCACAACACTGGGACGGAGAACAAATTGCACAAGTTGCACTCTACGACAAACACGGAAACGAATACGAACTTGACCAAGCAGAGCGATTTAATGCATTTGGATTTAACAAGTTCCAAGGATGGAGTTGTAACGCAGGATATCAAGGAATCATAATACGTGATAACGAAGTTAGACGTAGTCATAGTTGTCACGACAACATATTAGGTACACTAACAAACGGGTTTGAAATATTTAAAGAACCTGCACAATGCATAACTCCTAGTTGTATGAGTAGTGCCGACAGCAAACTACCAAAGAGAAAAGTATGAGCGACAGAGTAGAAAAATTTTTAGATAAGATAGAAGAAACTACAGGTACAAGAACCTTTTGTTCTTTGCCATGGATACATGTTGCAACTAGACCCAACGGCGATGCAAGATTATGCTGCGGCTCTAATGCTAGTCAAGCTACTAAAGGTATTTTAGATGCAGGGCTTGTGAAAAAAGAAAATGGACATCCTGCAAACTTTGGTACTGATACACTAACTAGTGCTATTAATAATGAATACATGAAAGATGTTAGGCGTACAATGTTGGAAGGCAATATTCCAGCAAGTTGCTTAAAGTGCTTTGAAGAAGAATCTAATGGCATTGTTAGTAAGCGTGTATGGGAAAATTACTATTGGGATCAAGAAGGTCTTGACTTTAAAGAATTAGTAAACGAAACTAACGCAGAAGGAGAAATACCGCCTGTTGTTAGATATTTAGATCTAAGACTAGGACATACTTGTAACTTAAAGTGCGTTATGTGCAGTCCGCATGATAGTAGTCGTTGGACACAAGATTATGATAAACTAATTGCTACCACCAAAAGCGATGTTGTAAAACAACAAATGAATTGGAACAGCAAAGAATTTAATAACACTTGGTACGAACGTCCTGAATTATGGGACGAGATATTTGAGCAAATACCGCACATAAAACAGTTGTACTTTGCAGGCGGCGAACCTTTGATGATCAAAGAACACAGACGTTTCTTAGACAAAATTATTGAAAGAGGCTATGCTAAAGACATTACAGTGCGTTACAATTCTAATGGATTATTAGTTGACGATTATACAATAGAACAGTGGAAGCAATTTAAAGAAGTACGTTATGCATTTAGTATTGATGCAGTAGACGAGCGAAATTGGTATATTCGTTATCCTGCAGATTGGCAAACTACAGTAGATACGTTACACAAACTAGACAATACTCCCGATAACATTAAAATAGGAATTGCTTGTGCAGTACAAGTGTTCAATGTAAAACACATAATTGATTTTGCTAAATGGAAAATTTCCCAAAATTTTAAGAAAATTAACAAATTTAAAGTGTCTGAGTTTGAAGCTGGCGGCGGTTTATTAAACATGCATATGCTTTATATACCAACATATCTTAGTGCAAGAATATTGCCGCAAGAAGATAAAGAGCAATTACGCAAAGACTTTATGGAATTCAAAGATTGGCTATGGAATAATTATAGACAAGATGATGATTTTTGGAAACATAATCCTAATGGCTGGAATCGTTGGGAAAGCATTTTAAAATTTGTTGAAGCAGAAGATCATACACACCTGTTACCTCATTTTAAAGAGTATGTTGGTAATTTAGATAAGATTAGAAATACAAATGCTAAAGAGATATTTCCTGAATTGGAGCACTTACTGTGATTAACAAGGAATTAATAAAGATAGAAAATTCGTCAAACAATAGTTTGAGAATAATGTACGATTTGGGAAATACTTGTAATTATAAATGCTGGTATTGTTTTCCTGGTGCTAATACAGGAACACATCCGTTTCCGGATGTTAACATAGTCACTAAGAACATAAAGCATTTAATACGTTATTATTTTGATTACGGTATAAAAGATATAAATTTAAATTTATTAGGTGGCGAGCCTACAGTATGGAAGGATCTGTCAAAATTTATAAAATCTTTAAGAACAGAAATTGATCTCAAAAAAGGTCAAGAATTAAGAATTTCAATACAGACTAACGGTTCTAGAACTTTAAGGTGGTGGGAAGAAAATGGAAAATTTTTAGATCACATTGCAATAAGTGTACATCACGAAAAAGCTGATCCTAATCATATAGTAGCAGTTGGAAATATTTTAGAAAAACAAGGCGTGTTTTGTTTTGCAACAGTACTAATGGACCATAAAGAATGGGACAAATGTGTTAATTTGCTTGATAGTATCATAAAACTAAAACCAAATTTTATGGTTCAGGCTGTACCTATAAACATTGATGGAACATATAACTATAATGCAGAACAACAAAAATTTCTAAAGAAGACAATGAAAAAACGTCCTACTTTAAAACAGATTTTAAAACATTATAATTTAATGTTTAAAATTCCTACTTTTACTGGAAGATTTTCAGACGGCAGTAAAGTGAAAACGAAAAATCCTGCATATTTTTCGTTAAACAAATACAACAATTTTCAAGGATGGGAATGTAGTATTGGTATTGAATGGGTATATATAAATCGAGACGGCGAACTCACAGGAACATGTAATAATAAACTGTATGGCAAAGATTTTTATTACAATATAAAAGATGAAAATTTTATAGAAAAATTTTCTCCAAATATAATTCCAGTAATTTGCAAACAAAACTGTTGTTTGTGTAACGGCGAAGTAACATTATCTAAGGTAAAGCTATGAAAGTAGATATACAAGACGTACTATTTTGGATGGATGCAATTCGTAATAGCGAAGACAAATACCGCACACTTGAAAGTTTTTGGAAAGGACAAGTTAATTCAAAAGTTTGGTTAGTTGAAACTTTAGAAGAACATGTGTTGCCTTCAAGAAACAAAGTTGTTATTCATGGCGGCTGGAATGGAGTTTTAGCAAGTCTGTTGTTTAACAGCGACATTAATATTGACACAATAACTAGCGTTGACATTGATCCTAACTGTGAAGAAATTGCACGTACAATGAATAAACGTCAAGAAATGGAAGGACGCTTTCTAGCAGTTACCGCAGACATGTGCGACTACGACTATTATGCTGATATTGTAATTAACACAAGTTGCGAGCATATTACACAAGAACAATATGAACAGTGGTTAGAACGTGTTCCGCCTTCGGCAACGATAGTACTGCAAAGTAATGATTACTTTGAGTTAGATGAGCATATAAATTGCGTAGTTGACATTGACGACTTTGTAAAGATATCAAATATTCGACCACTCTTTGCAGGAGAATTTGAAACACCAAATTATAAAAGATTTATGATTATTGGAAAAAAGAATGTTTAATTTTAATAGCCTACAAACTATACACCTTGAAATAACAAGTAGATGTCAGGCCAGTTGTCCAATGTGCCCTAGAAATTTTCACGGCGGACTTCCTAATCCTAATCTAGTTCTTGCAGACTGGTCTATTGATGATTTTGTTAAAATCTTTAACGCAGAAGTGTGTGAACAGCTTACTGGTGTTTATTTTTGTGGTAACTTTGGCGATCCTATTATAAATGACGATCTTATAGAGATGTGTCAATATTTAAAAGATCGCTGTCCTAACATAAACTTACGTATACATACAAATGGAGGAGCCCGTTCTGCCGAATGGTGGAAACGTTTGAGAGAAGCACTTCCTGAAAAGCATGTTATAATTTTTGCAATTGATGGATTAGAAGACACACATCATTTATATAGAATTGGTACAAAGTATGAAACAGTTGTACGCAATGCTAAAACATTTATAGATGCAGGAGGAATTGCTGAATGGGTCTTTATAAAGTTTAAGCATAACGAGCATCAGGCAGAAGAAGCAGAAGCTAGAAGTAAAGAATTAGGGTTTCAGCGTTTCGCAATGAAAAACACTATTCGCTTTATTGGCGAAACAAAATACAGTGTTAAAGACAAACTAGGCGAACATCAGTACTATCTAGAACCACCCGATGACAACAAAGTTAACTTAATAGACGAAGACACTATTGCAGGTTTTGATAAATGGTATAACGAAACTGAAGTAGAGTGCTACGTTCAGCAAAACAAAGAAATTTATATTGATGCTCATAGAAATGTATTTCCTTGTTGTTTCCTAGCAAGCGCACCTTATAACTACTCTGACACTAACGATATGATCAAACATATTAAAACAAGAATAGAAGAGCAGTATTATGAGCTTGTAGACGACTTAGGCGGTTTAGAAAATTTACATGCATTGAATCGTTCAGTTAAAGAAATTATTGATGATCCTAAATGGCAATCTGCATGGAATACATATTGGACAGAAAAGAAACTTATTACGTGTGCAAGAGTATGCGGCAAAACAAAACTGTCTAAACCAGTAGATCAATTTGTTAAAAGGACTAGCAATTGATAGGAATTAAACAAATAAATCCAGATCCGTTCTTAGTTACTTGGGACTTAGGTCGCAGATGCAACTATGATTGTAGCTATTGTCCTGCACATCGACATGACAACTTTAGTCCACATGCAAGTTTATCTGAGCTAATTAACACAGCAAATTTTATATTTGAATATATTAGTACTATTGCTGAAAACAGAATTAACAAAGACTTTAACATAAGTTTTACAGGCGGAGAGCCTACAGTTAATCCTAATTTTATTAAGTTTGCTGAATATCTAACAGCAAAGAAAAAAGAATATACAGATTTAAATCTACATCTTGACTTAACTACTAACGGTGCAATGAGTAAAACTATTGCAGACAGTGTAATAGAACATTTTGATTACGTAACAGTAAGTTATCATGCAGAAAGCAATAACAAACTTAAACAGCAAGTACTAGATAGAATAAGACAGTTCCATAGCAGCGATATTAACATTAAAGTTAATGTTATGATGCATGCCGATTACTTTGACGAGTGTAAAAGCCTGTGTGAAACTTTACAAGCTGAAAATATAAAGTACATACCGAGGGCAATAGATAGAGAAGGATTAAGCACAACTGCACACTTGTATCCTCAAGAACAAATTGACTGGTTTTCTACACACTGGCAAAAAGACGTTACTAAGAAGGGAAGACCTTGTTGCGGCGGTAGAACGTTTGGAGTTTGTACATCACAAGGTGTTCAAGAATCTAAGTATGTTGAAACTAGAGAGTTTGAAGGATGGCATTGCAGCGTTAATTGGTATTTCCTACATGTTGAGCAACAAACAGGGCTTATATACACGCATCAAACGTGTCAAGCACGACTAGATGGTACACGAGGTGCTATAGGCAGCTTAAACGCAGCACAAGACGTTTTACGCAGTCTTAGACACCAGTTAAACACAGGAACAATGCCAATTGTAGTATGTCCTAACAAACTATGTGGTTGCGGTTTGTGTACACCAAAGCACAAAAAAAGGGACTCGTTAAAAGAGTCCCTTTCTGATGTTTTAATAGATGTTAAACTGTTAGTTTAGATTAACCCAAGCACTGCCTGTATAACCTTGGAAGTTTGCGCCTGTTACTACAATCATCCCAACTGATGGATTTGTAACACCTGCGTCTCTAGCCGACGCATCGGCAAATGCAGGAACTTTAGGTACGCTTGTAAATTCTACAGTATTAGGACCAACAGCCATTGCGGTTACAGTTGTTGCAGATGCACCGTCTCTAACATTCAACGACCATGCAGTTGAAATATTACCTCCGTCTACAATAACAGAACCGTATATATTACCGCCATTAAGGTAAGTACTGCCATCATAAGGAGCAAGAGCAAGACTTGCAATTCCGTCTCCGTCTTGTACAGTTGTTGGACTAAAGATTGTTCCTCTTGTTTTTACAAAAGTTAGTCTTAATGCGTCAGCAGCATCGTAGTTACCTACAAGGTTAAACCATCCTGTTGCCGCCGGAGCACTATCTGTAAATGCAGTAATTGTATCTGTACCTAGCGCAAAACTAGGACCAGTTACACTGCCGCCTGCGCTCATGATTAAGTTATTAACAGTGATATCACCAGTTGATGCGTCAACCATTAAATTAGCACTTGAATCATATACACTGCCGGTTAAATTGCCTGTTAGTGTTTTATTGGCACTGTCGACCATTAAACTTGCATCATTTGCATAAACACTGCCTGTAACATCGCCTATTAATGACGAACCCGCACCTGCAGTAACTACACCTGTAAATGTAGCATCAGTACCGTCTGTACCGTTTTCTAATACTTTACTTGTACCGTCAGCAGCATATACGTCACCGTTGATACCAATTTGATAAGTATCGTCTTGTACAAGTCCGGAGTTAGCAGTATCATCGTTTGGAACAAATGCGGCTGCAACAGTGCTCCACTTTAACACTTGGCCTTGTGTTGGTGCTTGTGAAGTAATGTCTACATCTACTAACTCGCCTATGCTTGCGTGATCAATCTTAGCGTTACCTGGTCTCCATGTAATATTTCCACTATCCCATACTAACGATTGTCCGTCTATAGGTGAAAATCCTACACTCGATGTATCAACATCTCCTAATTGATCTATGCTAATATCTGCGTTTGCAATATCAACTGGTACGCCGCCAACGGTTGTACCGTCACCGACATATAGTTTTTTCGTATCTGTAATATAAACTAGTTCTCCTTCTTGGAAGGGAACTACTTGTGCTGTGCGCTGTGCTTCTGTTCCGCGTCTTAAACGTAAGGCCATTTAAATAACTCCTAGTATTATAGTGTTGTATGTATTTATCTCATTAGATGGAAATCACCAACGAGGATATTTAGCAAGGTTTTCGTAAAACTTGTCAGGATGTATTTCCCATACTGTTTGATCTGTATAACGATAGTGTATGTTTTCTATGTACTTAGACACAATTCCTAATTTAGCAAGTGTAGGAAAGTAGTAACTATGCACTAGTCGTTGACTTGCCTCCTTACTGGCATTTGAAGTAGCAAACATTCTTCCACGTCCTGCAACCCATTCAATACATGTAGGCAATAAGAACTGATCTGTAAGATTTTGATGTTCTGCAACTAATTTCTTAGGAGTAATAAGTCCGTGATTTGGCCTAGCTTCTCCAAAAGTACAAACTCTTGTTAAAATTCGATATCCTCCAGGAACAACATCGTCAAAACTATGTGCAGCAACACTTCCAATTGCACGACTGTTTTCATACAAAATCCATACTTTGGATTCTCTTTCATTGCGAAAGCAGTCTATCATTGCTTTTTGACTTGAGTTATTTACAAATCCTCTGCGTTCTGCTTCTGCATAAAAGTTGGATAAGTCTAAATCTGTAGAAAACGGAATTACTTTAAAGCTCATAGTTCGTAAAGTCCTTTAACATATAATTTAAACTTTTCTTTCATTTCTTTTGCATATACTTCTTTATCTAAATCGCTATACGACATATGATAAAGTTCGTCTGCAGAATGTAAACCCATACTTAAAATAGCAAACATATTCCATGCTGATACTTTATGTTCTCTAGGATCACTTACATACATGTTTGCTATTTCTTTTGCTTCGTTAAAAGTCATCCAAGGACTGTCCCAAGATAAATCTTCGTGCAATGTATATCCGTAAGATTTATAATTAATATCTATATCACTTTTATAAACGTGTCCGGGATTAATCAGTAAAGGCATTATCCAAAAAGTAATATCGTTTTCTTTACACCATTTTCCAGTATCAATACAACTTTCTTTACTCTCAAATGGAAGCCCTGATATAAAAGTACACATGAAACTTATTTTGTTTTTCCATCTGTCTTTAAGATATAGCAAAAAATCTTTAGTTTTATCTTCACTAAGTCCTTTACCAATAAATTTTGCTGTTTCAGGATTAAAGCTCTCAACACCAAAATGGCAAGATTTTAAACCCATTTCTTCTAACATAGTTAATTGAGTATCTCTAAAGTGATAAAGTAAGTCTAGTCTTAAATAGCAAACAAAA